TGTACGTGAAGCAAACCAAGACCATTCAAGCTCACCTAATGTTGTACCACTCATATTTTTTCCGATACTCTAAAATTAGGATATTTCCTTGCGAATGTGTTATAAAATTTTCTATCCATCGGATAATCAGGATACATCTTCCAGATAACATTATGCACGAATTCGGGCATTCTTAACAAGAAGCGCCTTTCCATATGCTTACTTTTAGTTGTAGCATATTCTCTATCCCTAAGGTCAAGTTTTGTTATCTTTACCTCGTGGATTAACTCCCGCCACCTACCAGGATTTAACTTTGCCCAGATGTTCATTACTTCATCCACAAAAACCCAAAAAGTCTTTGTCTTGTAAGCCTCCATAATCCTATCTGCCGCCGCAACCTGTCTTGCTGAACGCCAGTTATTGTTGTCTAAAACCGGTATATATTTTGTGCTTATTGTATCCATATTAATATAGTTATCCCTCATCGCTGAACTCTCGCCCGGTCAAGGGAAAGGGACTTACGAGCTTAACGTCTTAAAAACTATTTTAGTCTAGTTGCCCCCTAATGGGTAAAACTCATTAAGAGGCATACCAGACATTATTGACGCAATTTAGCTACTAGCCGTTTTGGTTGTAGCCTGAACGTCTGACTGACGCTCTCTGTTCGTGAGACTCAATTGTGAATCCACCGATCCACTCACCTTTCCTTTGGTCGCCCTGTGGGTCGTATTCCTTAAAGAATGGTTTTCTGAGCCATGCTTTTGCGAATAACTTGGTGTTTACACCAATAACCTCTGGACCCGGTGTTGCGGCTGCCGAAGGAACGTCCTTATGAGCCATAATCTTGTGGTCGCCTCCTGCTGAGGTGTAGACAAGAATCTCTCGGACTAATCTCTTATCGGTTGCCGGAATGGTTCGTGTTGAATTGCCTGCGAATCCCGCTACCTTACTTTTTATCTTGTAAGGCATCAAGAACATATCAAACACATAATCGGGGTTGACTATGCTCCAAGTATCATTGACCATATCATCAATTTCAGTCTCGGAGAATGATGTACCCGAATCACGGTTGGTGTAGTTGGTTGTAATCCAGCCTCTAAGTCCTTTCATTTGTCTTGCGACACCTGAAGAACCCGAAGCCAGTGTTGCATTTATAATTGTCCACTCTGCCTTATTTTTCCATTGTCTCAATGCCTGAGCCTTCTGGAATGCAAAAGGAGAACTGGAACCTGCAACACTAACTGCCTCCTCATCGCCAGATACTCGGACTGATTGTCGGATATTCTGAACGATGTTAACGTTTCTTGTAGGTTGGGTAAGATCGCTGTAAGTAGCATCTCCACCTTCCGAATCAGTCGCAACAGTTGTTGGACGTGTTACGTTAAAAAGCAACCACTCATGTAGTGTCTGACTTGCGCTCTTGTCGGGAAGTAAGGTCATCAAAGGAGTTTCATCCGGAGAAACGTCTCCGATTAAATCCAATAAATCCTCACGCCTACCAGTATCTTGGTATGTTATCAAACCATATGCCATTTATATCAACTCCTTCCCTACACCAGTTTTTAAGCCGGTATAGGGTGTAGTCCATACCTAGCTTTCCTCAAAAACTGAGGCTAAGGCATTTTCATCGCCTGAGCGAATCTTATGTCTTAGTTCTTCCTCAGACGTTTCAGTTTGGGTTCTCCTGTCGGATCGCCCTGTTGCCTCTAAAGAACCTTGTTCCTTTGCACTTTGCTGTGCATTGGCTTCCTGTTCAACTTTAGCTATTTCGGCATTTGTGGCTTTCATTGCAATTTCCCCTGCTTCCTTATAAGACAAAGCCCTGCTGCCGTATTCTGATGGGTTCACCATTGAATCCAAAAGAAAGGCACGGGTAGCCTTATGAAGTTCAGGATCAAATTTGTCATTCTTAGGATCAAGTTGCGGTATAGCTGTGAATGCTTCCCGTGTCTGCTGATCCTCAATAAACCTATTGACCTGTGCAACTGCCGCTTCGGCTTTTTGAGTATTTTGAGAAAGTAAGACTCCTAACCTTTCTTCGTTTATGAATTTATTGCCGTACTGGTCTGTATCCGTTACTTGGTCTAACTGACCTTGAGTTAATCCAGTATCAGTTTTCGGCCTCATTGACTCGAAGATAGGCTCAATTTCGGCTTTCTTGTCCAATTGCTCTTTCAAAGCCTTGTTTGCCTCTTTTAGCTTGTTAAACTGCTCCTTAGTGCGTTCTGATACGCCTTCGGGTAAATCAGCATCCGCATCCGCCTCAACTGTTGCGTCAACAGCTTTAACCTCAGCTTCCGCCGGTTCTGAGCTAGGCACTGGCTCCTGAGGTTCCTTTTTGGGTTCCTCTACTGCCTTTGTGTCATCTGCCATGTGACACCTCCTTTCTTTTTTATTTGCCTTTAACGCAGGCATTACGGGCTATTTCAAAATATTTTGAGGTCATCCCTATAAAGATGACCGTCTAAAATTCTATCCCGTCCGTCTAAATTCCAGCCTGCACCACAATTGATACAATAAGCTATTTTATTACGTTCCGTTAAATTACCGCCATGTATGCATCTAGCTTTCTCATGCCATTCAATTATTTCAACTTCTCCACCCCAAAAATTCCTATCGGAACTTGGTGGCAGATCAGGTAATTTTGCTTTTCCGTTATTCTTCATCTTCGCTTTCGTTTGGACACTCTAGTGTCAGGTTGTGGCTTTGATCCATATTTCTTTGCCCACCTCCTCGCAATTTTGGGATGTTTCATCCAAAGAAATTTGCGTTGTTTTGTACTTTTAAAAGGCATTTAACCTCCTTAAACAGGTTTTGCCGTCTTGTTATTACCCAAAGGATGTTCCGGCCAGACTACGTTACCCGTAGTTCCTAAATCAGGCAAAGATAAATGTGTTGTCTTTTGTGCCTGTAATCTTAATGCCAAATCACCTGCGAATACTTTGGTTTCATTAGGACCAAATCTATATGCCGTCTGCCCATCGTAAACTTCAACGGCCTCATTGGTAACATTAGTAACGGGCCTGCTTTCCCTACCTGTGTCTGTATATGTAACTGCTATATTCGTTTCACCGCCTCTCCTTCACCTCGTTCGATTTTGGTCAAAGCCTGTGCCTCCTCTATCTGCATATCTACCCATCCTTTAATCTCCAGAACTATTTTTTTCATCATTGACAACTTTCTATGTGCCGTTAATTCTTCCTGATCGCTTTTGAAGGCCTGTGGGTCAACAAAGTCTAATTTAACCCTGCTGTCCAGCTCCTCCCATAAAAGCTCCCATCCCTGGGATTTGACCATTTCCTGCAGCTGGAAGCCCTTGCGCTGGCGCTCCTGCTCCTGCCCCGTTAACTGGCGCCCCTTGGATTGGTTGTCCTGTTGTTGGGTCAATTTGTCCTCCTTCCATTGGATTCGGTTGCAATTGTTCAAAGTATTTATCGGCATCTTTAAATCCGGCATCTTCAAAAGTATCAACTAATAAATCTTTAACTTTAACCTTGTAACCTTCTTGTGCCAAGAGCGCGACAGCCTGTTGATTATTCATTAGTAACTCAACGGCTTTTTGTTTACCTGCCTTTTCATTCTGAAGCGCACCCAGCGCCATAGATTCAACATCCGCTATATAGTCATAATTACCCTTGAGGTCTTTAGGCTCAACTATAAGTGTACCGGCACGACCCGATTGGTCTAATTGAAATTTGCTCTCCTGACCAAATTCACCTTCATTAACAGGATAAAGCGGTGTAGTCATTTCATTTACATCCATCTCAGGGTTTTCTGCCAAAAGTTGTATTGATTCATCCGTCAATCCCTGCCCGTCAAGACCTTGTTCCTTAAAGAATTCAATAGCATCCTTACCGACAATACGCATCACATAACCCTGCTTGTCTTTCTTGCTAATTAACATTTTTTGATTCATCGTATGCCACAACATTACTTGACGTTGAATTGCCTCGGCTAAGAATATCTGGTTAAAATTATCTCTTGCACGTTGCTCTGTAGATACCTGTCTTACCTCAGTTGCGGTTTTATCCGTTCCTGATAACGGCCCGGGGATATTGGATACCCCCAAAGACGATTCGCCTAACGCTTCCTGTTCTGCCGCAACTAAAGTTGAGTAGATTTGGGTGAATTGCTGTAAGTTATTGGAGGATGTCTCGTAAGGCACAACATCGGTTGCCGGATCATTCATTATCCACTTTGCACCTGAGATAAACTCAATGGTGTGCATACGGACACCTGATGCTCTTATCTTCAAAGGTGTCATCAATTTTAAATTTGCTTCATCAACAGCATGGGAAAGGAAAGCATTATTCGCTTTAAATAGTTTCATAACAGGTTCAACCTCAGAAACCCCATAAAGATCATCATCGACCTGATAGTAACGAAGCATCACAATGGGAATTTCGTTATTGCCGTAAGGATTATCAATATCTCTCAAAACAATGCCGTATTTAGGAGCGAAGGTTATCCATCTATCCCTGCGGTATTCTGTGACTATTTCAATTGTCTTAAAAACCCTGTCATCTCCTATAGCATCAGGTAAACCCAAGAGTTGTTTTGAAATTGACTGTCTGCGGTTATCACGCCTGTCGCCACCCTTTGATTTGGTTGACTCACGAATAAGGGACTCCTTAAGCTCTTTTAAGCCCTTGTAAATTGGTCCTGTGGAGGACGCGTCATTGACAGCTTCCAATTCCTGAAAAGTTACCCACTCCCGTACATCAAAATAATTACAATCCTCTATACACGTTGCCGTAGGATCAGGGCCGCAGTCGGCATTGGCAAGCGCACGGGAGCTTGGTCCGTCAAATACACATTTACCGTCACGCTTTTCATATCGCCATTTCTCAAGTTTGAATCCTGCGCCGTACTTTCTAGTACGTTGTGAGGTCATTGCCCACTTACCAAGCTGTGTGCCAGAATAATTATCGTTATCCCATTGAAAAGATATAAGTTCGTTGTTAATCTTTGCACCTAATACATCTCCGCCCTCACGCGGTTCCATACGTCCACGTAGTTTGTTGGCAAATAATCGTGCATCTTTCTCGGTTATGAATGTAAATGTCCGTGGATCGGCTATAACAGCCTGATAAGGCCAAGTGTCGGGGTTAATATAGGTGCGATGCATCTTGTCAACGTCATCAAATCCGTCTTCTCTAATCTTTCGTTGATCGGTATCATTGAAAGCATCATCATAATGACGTTTAACTTCATTGAAGCCCTGATCCGGCGCACCCTGAGGTTCGGTAATATCTGTAAATACTTTTTGTTTTTGAACTTTGCCTTTTGCCATAAAAAATGCGCCACAACATATTAAGTTATGACGCCAAACTAGCTTATTTTAGCTTTATCTAGCTTTTATCTTATAATACTACTATTGCTCACTTTCAACAATAGTTGCTATTTCCATTTTTCTACTTTTCGCTCCCTGTACTGTCATTGTACGCCCTTTATTGATGAAAATACGCACTTCCCCCCATCCACCATTCCAAGCGACGTCATGTAAGGCGATTATAGCCTCTCTTATAACCTCCCATGATACTTGGGTCAGCTTTTGTGTCTCGTAAATTAGGTATAATTCGGGCGAAAATGCTTTTAGAAGTTCAATGAAGTTTTGCTCGTTTGCCGATTGTTCAGCAGGCTGATCCATATTATATCCCTATTCTAAATTGTTTCTTTTGGCGTTCATCCGGCTGAAACTCCATATAATCATTATCTAGTTTCTTATAAGATACCGCAAAATATCTAAGTGCATCCATAGCGTGATCGTTAGCTTTTTCCGGTACATCGGGTTCGTTTAAGTCTTGAGCTTGAGTAACGCTTTTTTCTTTCCAGCGGTAGGTTTCAAATTCTTTGATGGTTTGTACGCATGAATTAAAGATAAAAAGTGCTGGCAATCCTTTTTCATTTTCTGTTCTATTTTCAATGAAATGTCCGGGTGTGACCTTAAGTTTCTCAGATACCTTCTCAATTCCGAATCTAACCCAACTGTTGAATTGTGTTCCAATTTCTTTATTGGCTTGTGTGATATAGATTCCTCTTTGGGCAAATTCTTGTATCCATTGGACGCCAGACGGATCACCATAGCTTGCGAGGATAGATTGACCTGCTGATTTAGAGTTAATAATACCTGCGTGATAGTCAATTGTTTGTCGTGTTTCGTAATATTCATCAAATATGAACCAGTTTTCGTCCGGGTCCACTGCAATCCAGAGACAAGCTGTAGGATTGGTTGATCCAAAGTCAATACACCTAAATCTTTGCCAGCTTTCATCAATTGTAAATGGTTCAAGTGTGTGGATTTCTCTTTGAAAGTCTTTAAATACAAGTCCCGTAAACTTTCTAAAGTCTGCAAGATACTCCTGAGCAAATGTATCTTCGGTAAGTTCGGTCTTGGCATTGTCTATTTCTCCTTTCGGGATGTATGGGTTGTCGAACGATGTGAAACGCCAGCTTTTGTAACTATCACTGCCTGCCTGCCCCAATTCGTAGAGGGAAAAGAAATGATTATATCCTTTGGGTGTTGAGATAAATATACTTGGAGCTTCATAATCTGTGAGGGTAGCGCGTAAAACTTCGGACCATAACCAATCCCAGTTTCGTATGGACGCAATTTCATCAATAACCAAGCCACGAAGTTTAACACCACGGAGCGCATCGGGATTTTCGGCTCCTTTAAGTTCGATAATACTGCCATTCTTTAAAGTGATTGATAATTCAACTTCATTCTTTTTGGCTATCCATTGATAAGGAATTATTTGTTGTAAAGAATGCCAATGTATTTGTTTGGCTTGACGATATGTTGGTGAAACTATCCAATAGAGTCCTGGTTCTTTTGCCCATTTTAAGCATACTAATTGCGCAAGTGTTGACTTGCCCCAACGGCGTCCTGCACAAACTATTCTAAACCTATGTTTGTCCGTTGCTACCTGGTATTGAGTCTTGTGTAAGGTTACTTTGAACATCCTCTATAAATTCTACACTAACATCACCGCCAATGTTTACTTGAGTCAAATGACTTGGTGTTTCGTGCATTCCATGGTTTACTTTTAAAAGAAAAATAGCCATTGCGGCGTTAACATCCTTCCCTCCATACATCCCGTCATCCATCAATTGTTTCTTTTGATACATTAGTATTTTTTTTAATGATACGGAAAACTCTGGGTATTTCTTTTGCCATTCCTGTATGGTATCCGGTACTACACCAAGATATAATGCCAAACCTTCATAACTAGGCAGTTCGGTCTGCTCTCGGCCTGTTGTAGTAAGATATTCTTCAATTTTGGGAAGTATTTCTTCAGGGATATATTTCGTGGGGCGCCCGCCGGCGTGTTTAACTATTTGAGTCATCCCCCATAGTATACACTAATAAATAAAAGGTGAGATTAAAAACAAAGTCACAAACGCCCAGATAATCAAGGCTGTCCAGAGTTCGATTTTAATAGTCATTTATTTTTTAGAAGTAAGACTGCTGCCCATATCCCAAAAATATATAAAAGTATACCTGCAATAGTATATAGGCCATTTCCTACACCTGCTCCATCGTCAATGGCTGTACCAAGTACGCCAATAATAACGCCTACAATAAGTGCATAGCCTACAAATTGTTTCTGTTCCATATT